ATGTCAGAGAAGTACACGTTCCGCTCGAAAGTTGACATCTTCGGCGTACCTGCGCCGACGAACAAGCCTGCGATAGAGATTTGGCACGAGACGCTGCCAGGTTTTGGTGTGCGCATCGGCAAACCGCGCGCTGACGGCGTCGTTCGACGCTCGTACATCAGCCGCGTTCCGCGTTTGCAGCCAGACGGCACTTTCAAAGACGAGAAACCAGTGTTGGGACTGGTTGAAGATATTGGTACAGGTGACCGCGTGCTCTCGTACAAAGACGCTGAACTCGAAGCGATGCGTCTTGTTCGCGAAGCGAAGCTACTCCGTAGCGGCGGCACCGTGCGCATGACGGTCGGGCAGGCATACGAGCGACTGCTGCAGTCGTTAGAAAGCGCTAACTCACAAGACAGTCCGGCGTATGGCGACAAGATGCGCAAGACTTATGAGCGCTTCTTGTCGCACCTGTCGAAGCGCTATCTCGATGAACTCAAGGAGGGGTTCTGGATTGACTACCTCACCAGCGTCCGGGAAGGCCGTCTCGACGTCGGCGTAGTCACCAAAGACGATAGCACCGAAGAACGAGTTTTCCGGAAGGCCCCGTCGGCGAACTACTCGCTCGGCATCCTGAACACAGCGTCGCGCTTGTACAAGATTGCGCATGAGTACCGCGGGATAGAGGGCGAGTCGAGGGACTGGGACCCGACGCGGGCTGCAGCACAAAAGATTGAAGAGCCGAACACCCGCGAAACCTATCTGCTGCTCAAAGACATACCCAAGGCTTGGCACGCCACCGACCAGCTGATGTCTCCCTGGTGGAGAGACTTGTGGCGCGTGTACCTGCTTACCGGCCTGCGCGACAGGCTTGTGATGGACATGCGTTGGGAGCAAATCGACTTCGAGCGTGGTCTGTACCTCATACAGCCACTGCAACGCGGAACGAAGCGTCGCAGGAAGAAGCTGAGCCAGGTCGACAGACTGAAGCCTATTGAGATGCCGCTGTCTTCGTATGTCTTAAGTATCTTGCGGCGTCGCAAGCAGTTCGCGCCCTCTGGCCCAGCTGGCGAGTGGGTGTGGTACTCGCTCGAGACTGAGCGTCGCAAGACGAAAGACCTGCCGAGACTAACTGACCCGCGAGCCAGTTGGAAGCGCCTGGTACCAATCCTCGGGTACTGGGTCTACAAGCACGACTTGCGCCGCACGTTTGCGTCTCTGGGTGCGACGGTCGACCCAGGCGGTGTGCTTGCTCTGTCGCTTCTGCTCCTGCACTCAAGCAAGGGTATCGCGTCGGCGCTCGGCATCCCACAGATTACAGTGGAGTACATCAAAGGTCAGCAAGAGCAGATGCGGGCGCTCACTGAGAAAATCTCGCGCGCTGTGCTAGAACTTGCGGGCGAGGTGTCTCAAACTGAACTGACAGCGCATCTGCGCGAGTTCGCTGACTTGCCGCCTGCCGTTGACAGTGCGCTACGGTTAGAAGAGAAGGCTCCAGAACGGGGGCAAGACGTCACTGATAGCACTTAAGCGTCAGCCTTGGCGCATGCATACTTGCATGCAAAGGAGGGAACGCGCGCATGGACGATAGCTTGCTCGACGCGCTGCGCTACAAGAGCGAAGGGCCTGACGTCGACTTCAAGGAAGCACAGTACCGCTTCGAGAACGGCAACGACGCTACAAAGTCAGAGATGCTCAAAGACATCCTGGCGATGGCGAACTCTTGGAGAGAGGGGGCCGGTTACATCGTGCTTGGATTTCGTGACAGGCGGCCGCATCCCGCCGAGGTCGTAGGCATCACCGAGCACATTGATGACGCCAAAATCCAGCAGTTCGTCAACTCCAAGGTCAAGCCTAAGCTTGAGTTTCGGTACGAAGAGCACGTCTACGATGGCAAGACCGTAGGTGTGATTTCAATCCCAAAGCAGAAGCGACCGTTCAGCATCAGTAACGACTTCGGAAAGCTGCGACGCAACATCGTCTACGTGCGGCGCGGCAGTAGCACCGACGAGGCAGAGCCTATTGAGATTGCCGCTATGGCGGCGGCTGATGCTGGGCGCGGGCCAGTTGACGTCGCCCTAGACCTCATTACGCGGGACGGGGAGCCCTTTCCAGGGTCGTTCAGCCTCGATTTCTTCGAGTTCACAGAGCAGATGCCGGACTACCGCAGTTCGCGTGCTAACGCCATCATCAACCCGCTCCGGCAAGGCACAACACTGGACAATGAAGACTTCTGGCGGCAGCTAGCAGAGTTTGCCCGGTGCTACGGTGCTCTCATTGAGATGCGCTTTGCTCTTCGCAACCACTCCGGGCAACAACTTACGAACACTAAGCTGGAAGTGACGGTGGAGGGTGTCGACGGGCTTGCGTGCGACATGCTTACCGGTGATGACCTGCCGGAACCCCCCACGGAAATACGGCGCCTAGGATTGTCTGCCGACATCAGAACCATTCCTGACCTGCTCTTAGCCGATAAGCCGGGAGTCGCCACCATTAAAGAAGAGGAAGGCAACGCCCCTTCCTGCCATGTGCGCTTTGGGGTACTTCTCCCCGGAGAAGTGCTCCGTTCTTCCAACACTATGGCCCTTGTCATCAGCGGGCCTGGGCAGGTTCGACTGAAGTGCCGCATCCTTGCAGCGGAACTATCGGTACCCGTCACCTTCGTGCATGAGATTGAGGTGGCCGGGACTGTCCGCAGGCTGGACTTCGAGGGTTTCAAAGCCTACCTCGCAGCTAAGGGGCTGCCCGTGTAAGAGAGGGTATGCCCGTCCACCTGGCATAGCGTTGGGGTGTAGCGCCCGAGGTAACATATACACCTGACCTATGAGGGGGTAGCTGCATGTCGCTCGTTGAGCAAGCGCACAGGGCTGGCCGTGCGTTCACGGACGGGCTTGCACGCGATGAACAGAAAGAACTAGGCCAGTTCATGACGCCGCCGGCTATCGCTAGGTTCATGGCGAGACGCCTCGTTCAAGACTATGAAGGCCGGGTAGCCCGCATCTTGGAGCCCGCTGCCGGCGCGGGCATCTTGGCGGCAGCTACCGTTGAAGAACTCCTAGCCAGGCCTACGAAGCCTGAGCGCGTCGAGTTGCTGCTGTTCGAGTACGACGCGCGGCTGCTTCCTGCTCTAGAGCAACTTCGCCATGGGCTTCGGGAAGCGTGCGCTAGCGCCCGTGTGGGCTTCGACTGCAAGATTGAGCACGGGGACTTCCTGCTGTCTCACACGGCGCTCTCCGGGACTCCCATCAATGGGCTGCTAACCATCGCAAACCCTCCCTTCTTCAAGCTGAACAAGGCTGCTGACGAGCGGGCAACGCTGCACTCGTATGCCGTCTACGGGCAGCCGAACATCTATGCACTGTTTATGGCGGCGTGCGCTCGTCTCACACCACCAGATGGGCGCTGGTGCTTCATCACACCCAGGTCCTGGATGTCTGGGACGTACTTCAAAGCCACTCGACAGTCTCTGCTGCGTCATCTCACGTTCGACGGTCTACATGCGTTCGAAAGCCGCACCGAAGGCTTCGAAGAAGACTCCGTGCTGCAAGAGACTGTCATCGCATGGGCGCGCGGTCGCTCTCAAGTCGAGGCCGGTACGAGCATCCTCTTTACTCGCTCCCAGGGCGTCGCTGACCTCGACTCTGCCGAAGTTCAAGCTGTGCCGGCAACACGAGTCGTCAGCAATGATGAGCACGCGATGCTCTCGTTACCACACCGGCAAGAAGACCTGTTCGCCGGCTGGACTGCGACGTTGAAGACGTACGGTCTAGAAGTGAGCACAGGCCCGGTCGTAGCCTTCCGCGCTAAGAAGTTCATTCGTGAGACGGCTGAGCGCGGCACTGTGCCGCTGTTGTGGCTTCAGCACGTGAGGCAGCAATCGATTCGGTGGCCAGTGCAGAAGAAGCGAGAGCACATCCTTGCTAACGCGGAGAGCGCCTGGATGCTCGTTCGCAACGAGCCTATGGTCGTTATGCGCCGCTTCTCACCGAAAGAAGACGAGCGTCGCGTCACGTGCGCAGCGTACGGATGCAGCCCGGACCGTCTTCCCGGCGATGTCATCGGTCTTGAGAACCACTTGAACTACATCTACCGCCCTGGCGGCCGTATGACCGTGTTCGAGGCCCGTGGCTTGTCAGCGTTCTTGGCGTCAAAGGTTGTAGATGACCACTTCCGCGGTCTAGCAGGTAGCACCCAAGTCAACGCTACTGAACTGCGCAAGCTGCCGCTGCCGCCGCTAGCTGTCATCGAGGAGATTGGCGAGCGAATAAGCATGAGCCCAACGCTCGCGGAGATTGACGCTGTCGTCAATGCTGTGCTCGGTGTAGGCAAACGTGCCCAGGTAGCTGCATGAGTCTGCCTCCCCTCTTACCGATTGGAGACATACAGGCTAGGCTGGAACAAATCTTTCCTCCTGGCCTAGACATGCGTCAGTACTTGACTCGTGAGATGGCTGCTCGTACGGTCTACGTCTTCTTGTATGGGGGCATGATTGAAGGGGTGGGCCGCCTCCTTCGGCCCTCGCACATCTACTTCTACACTGAGGAACAGGCAGCCAAGACTGGTGATGAGGACCGCGAATACTGGTTCAAGCATGCGACCAAGCCAGGCTGGCGTCCTGAGGGTAGGCGGTGGTACGCGGATACTACACGCGAGCCAATAAGAGACGAGACCATCAGGTATGGCTTGCTGGACATCGGCGCTGTCGACAAAGTGCCGAACGTCGCGGTCACAAGTAGTTCTCCCATCTACTATCTGAAATCAGATTTCGCTGCGCTATTCAACCCTTCGCTGAATGGGTCGGCTCTGGATGCGGCCATTCAACAGTGGCAACGGCGCCACTTGACTCCGGCAGCCAGGGCCAGGATGGCTATGCTGGCGCAAGGACTTGCCAAGAGGAGCGATGAAGTACACGTCCGTTGTCCGGATGGCACAGTGGCGAGGCTTTCGCCGGGCTTGTCTTCGTTAATTTCAAAAGCCGTTGTCGAGGAGTTTGCGCAGAACTTCCTTCCCAGGCCTGTGCTACTGTGGCTCTCAGAGAGCGGCAATAAAGTACGTCACCAAGACGTTAGGGTAGCCCAGGCACTCGGCCTCAGAATCGACGCTGCTACGGCGCTTCCTGACATCATCCTTGCGAATGTAGGTGATAGCGGAGAGGACACCGCACTCATCTTTATCGAAGTGGTAGCCAGCGATGGCCCTATGAACGAAGTACGCAAGACCCAACTGCTTGAGTACGTGAAGGCTTCCGGCTTCCCGACGAAGCAGTGCTATTTCGGAACAGCCTTCGAGGACCGAGCAGATAGCGCGTTCAGAAAGGCCTTGCCGACTCTCGCATGGGGAACTTTCGCATGGTTCCGGTCCGAACCGAAGCACATCCTAATGCTGTTCGACCGTCCGTTCCCAATTGTCTCCGCCTAGCCTAGCTGGTTTCGACGTCGAAATCGAGCGGTCTGTTGCGGTCAGCTAAACCCATCTCTAGCTTGACGCTAGCACGCAGCGCGCTCTGTCCCCAAAAAGCCCCGCCATCGCGGGGCTTTTTCTTTTGTACGCAACGCGAAGCCCGCCGCTGCCTAGCTTCAGCACGCGCTGCCCGCGCCGTGGCCACTGCTGCAGCCGTGATGCGACAAGTCCCGTCTCAGAACAGCCCTCATATGACCGTCACTTATTTAGACTCATATCTACATTCAAAATAAATCTACAAAAGCGCCAAAGCGTATAAAACTCAAATCTATACAGGACATGAACAACTCTCTCATTGGAGACAAATAGTGAACAGCACTCTCGCTACATCTCGCGCTCCTCGCATTGCCCCTCAACACCTGGCAGGTAACCGCCACGCGCCGAAGGCGCAGGCGCTGACTGACGCGCGGAAGTTTCTCGTTGACGCTGCAAAGCGAATTCGCCGCATCTACATCGCGGGCATTCGCCCGCACAAGTTTGACAGAGAAGCTGCGCTTGCTTACATCAAAGCACGCGCGGCGCGTGAAGCAGCTGAACTTGCTACTAGAGAAGTCTCGCAAGACGACATTGACTACTTGCGTTCTCGTGCGCTGCGCGACGGCGGCAAGCTGCTCGATGAAGACGAAGCGCGATTTCAGCTTCAGCTTGTCTACAAGCAGCGAGCAAAAGCGCTCGAGAATCTGCCGCGCAGAACGCTTGAGCGTGAACTCGATGACGAGCGTTTCGCCTCGTATATGTGCGCTTGCGCTGAGACTCACTCTGCGTACATGGAGTTGCTTGACATGAGCAACTTCGATGAGTACAGCAAAAACATACTGAGAACATTGTTCAAACTCGCGTTTTGCAACGAGTCAACAGAGCCCACTACGCTCGAAGCGCAAGCGCTGATGCAGATTGAAGCGGTCGAAGCAATGAAAACATATCGTCAAGTCTTCAGCGAGCAGCTAGACATGGATTTCGCTGATTCGGACTTCTACTCGCTGACGCGCTGAACTAGCGTATCTATACACAGCATCTCTCTATCTCGGGCCCGCCGGCAGCCGTTCGATGCCGGCAGTAGGTAAATCTCAATCATTCATAGGTCACCAGGCGCTAGCAGGAGCGCGACAAATACCTGCGGAGACTCTATGAATGAACGCATGCTCTACTGCAGAGCGATTCTACTTTGAGCGCAACAGCGAAATAAGCGCAGAACTCGCTCTGTCAATACTAAAAAATAGCGTCGACACTGACGACATAACGTACCTGTTTTCACTCAAAATCAGCCCGGAAGATTGGAGCGCAGCACACGCAGTCGGACTCGCGCGCACAGCACTCGCAAAAGCCCGCGGCTGCAACTCAAGCGCGTATCGACGCGGAGCGGATGACGAGCGCATTGACACTGAAGGCGCTCTTGCTGAGATTGCGCTGTATGCAGTTCTTGACAGCAGCGAAGCGCTCACCGCGCCGCTAGTGACATACCGCCCTGAGCCCGCCGCCGACCTCGAGTTCGAGGGCCTCAGTTTCGACGTCAAAAGCGTCTCACAGTCTCGCACGAGCGTGTGCATCAACGCCCGCGCTCACCACACCCGCCCCGTGTCGGCATACCTGCTGGCCCGAATCACCTCGGAGCGCGTGATTGACGTCTACGCCGTGGGACACGCAGCTGTCGACAAGTGGACCCTGCGCCAGGGCTTCAGCCCGTACTACAGCGCCTCTATGCCGCCAGCGCCGCCGTTCCCGGTCTACGAAGAAGACTGACGGCAGCCTCCAGGGGGTTGGCTACACGGCTTAATGAGAAAAGCTGCCCGCACCCCTCGCTCCCTGCGCCACAAATGCCGAGTCGCCACACGGTCCTTGACAGTGTGGTTCTCCGCGCTCGTGCCCATCCTCTTAGCTGCCGCCGAAGCACTGCGCGACCAGCTGCCCCAGCTGTCCGACTACCTCACCGGCTGGCGCATGGTTGCAGCGAGCGTCGTCGTGTCGGCAATCGTCGCTGCGCTGCGTGTGCGCAGCGTGACTGCTTCAAATTTCGACATCGAAACCGACCGCGCTCGGTGTGATTTCGACGTCGAAACTGGAGACAAGTAATGCTCGCTGCCCTCGCTGCTTACAAGAACGTGCTCGTTGCTGCCGTCGTCGGAGTGCTCGCAGTCGTGAGCGGGTTGCAGACGCTGCGTCTTGAGCGCGCGCGAACTGAACTTGCCACAGTGAGAGGCCATGTCTTGTCTCTCGAGACGCGCATCGCAGCGCAAGCTGCTTCATTGGCAAGGCTGAAGGCTGAAGCTGAGCGTCGCGAAGCGGAGTCAAGCAAAGCGCTCGCTGCTGCACAGCGCGCTCTGTCTACCGCCCAGGCTCGCGCTGACGCGCTGCAGAAGTCCCGGGTACCGGAAGACTGCGCCGGCGCCGTCGGCTGGGCCGCTGACCGCGGTCCAGTATTGGGGGCGTGGTGATGAGAACTATTCCTGCTGTTGCTGCTGCGTGTGTTCTTGCCGGATGCGCTACGGGCGCCCCCGCGCCAGAGCCCATATTTGTACCCACACCCGTGCCGTGCCCAGCGGCCTCGACTGAGCGGCCACCCCGCCCAGAACTCCCGATATCAACGCTGACGCCCGGTGCTCCACCCTCATCTGTCGTGCGTGCATACGCTTCGACAGTCGAAGTGCTGAAAGGCTACAGCGAGGCAATCGAACTACTACTCGACTCTTGCAAATAATGAGCACCGCCACGAACTCACATGACATCAGCGCTCAAGTCGCTGAACTGCGCGCAGAGATGCGCTCTGAGAACGCAAACACTCGACGCACGCTCGAGCGTGTCGCTGCAGCTGTCGACAAGCTGAGCGCAATCGAAGCGCAGAACACTGCGCGCGACAGCAAACTCGCAGACCATGAAGCGCGTCTCCGCCGCTTGGAGGCGAACTGGCTGAAGTTCGCGGGGGTACTAGCGCTGCTCTCAGCGGTCGGGCCCGCGCTTGCGCACAAACTCGGGTGGCTGTAATGAGCAAGCGCGCTGCCGACAAGCTTCAGCTGCTGTCACTAGACGGCTTGCCAGCCAATCCGCTCGACCACCCTCTCGCGCACCGTATTGTTGGACTCAGAGCGAAGGGGAAGGGGCAGCGCGCGATTGCTGACAGTCTCAAACTCGAGCACGCATATGTGCGAGCAGTGCTCAAGCACTACGGAATGCTATGAATGCGCAGAACAAAGAACGACAAGAAGAAAGCAGTGACGACAGACCGTCGTCTGCAAGCGCTTGAACTCCGCAAACAGGGCAAGAACTTTGAAGAGATTGCTGCTGCACTTGGCATCACGAAGTCTGCCGCTTGGCAGCTAGTAGATGGCGCGCTGCGTGACTACAACAACGCTGTCAAAGAGAGCGTCGACGAACTGCGCCAAGTAACGCTGCTGCAGCTTGACGACATGCTCGCGAACTGGCTGCCCATCGCTCGCGCGGGCGACGACAAAGCGGCTGGCATCGTACTGAAAACGCTCGGGGAACGCGCAAAACTCATGGGTCTGTACGCGCCGACTAAGACTGAGTTGACGGGCAAGGACGGTGGACCACTCGAGACCGCAAACTTGAACGCAGCTGTCGACTTGGCGAAGCTGTCAGACGCGCAGCTTGCAGCGCTTGAGTCGCTCCTGTCAGCCGCCGCCCCGGGCAGCGGGACTGGCGGCAGCACGCCCTGACGTCAATTTCGATGTCGAAATCTTGCCAGGCGCGGGCGGTTTCGACGTCGAAATTGGGGCTCAGCGACGCCAGCGGGCTGGGACTTCTGTCTGCCGTGGCGGGTTGCCACACGCGGCAAGAGCAGCGTCGAGGCCGCTGTAGGCGAGCGCATGGAAGCAGATGTCTGCTTCTTTGAGCGCTTCAGCTACTGTGGGGAACACCCCATCCGCGAGCCACATGCCCTCTCCGGACTCCTCGAAGAGTCCGACAGTCCAGCCGTCCGCGTCCCCGAGGAGGCTGACCTCGACGCCGCTCAGCGCAGGCTGAGCCCAGTACTCTGCTTCCGGCGAAGCAGAGTTGCATAAGAAGCCTGCAGCTGACAGCGCATCACGCTCTGCTTGACTCGTAATGCTCACAATGCACCTAAAAAGGTGCATTCTAAGCTGGGAGCAGTACGGTTGCTGCCGAAAGCAACGCTGCGTGTATCAGCCAAAGTGGCGGGGTGCGTTAACAGCCCGCCTCGCGGCGTCGGTTTCGACGTCGAAACTGGGGCGGGTGCCCTCCGGCGAGGCTCTCACACCCGTCCGCCTGGCCAGGTTGCGCGGGTTCCAGCGCTGCAGGCGTTCAGATGCTGGGCAGTCCAGCCCACCCTTCGGCTTCGAGCAGCGTCCTCAAGCGCTGCTTAATCCAGGCCCGCTCATCGGGCAACAGGTCCCACGCGAAGGCCTTCGCATCTAGGCCGCAACACGCGTGCTCATAGCACTGCGCTTGCGTCCAGCTTGGACTATCTCGCTGCTTGCGCAAGCAGTAGTCCTTGAACTGCCGCGCCAAGTCATGTGCGCTGTCGAAGCGCGCTGCGTGTTCTTCATCGCTGACTGTCGGCACAGAGTAGTTGCCGTCTGAACTTCGTGTGACAGCAATCTTCGGATGGGCTCCGGTCAGCGCGCTCACAACAGAGCGCCGCGGGAATGTCTTCATCAGTTCTTCGCTCATGTCCACAGCGTAGCGCGTGTCGTCGTACTTCGCTACACAGAAAGATGACGCGCGCCGCAGCCTCAAGCACTCTAAAGAACGCTACACGTCCTTCGCTCAAAGCCTCGGGACTGCCTACGCTCGCACAAATCCAGCGCGAGCGTCACCGGCGCAGCTTCTACGAGTTCTTCAAAGATTTTTGGGGCGAGATTGAGCCCGAAGAGCCGTATGTTGACAGCTTGCACATCAAGGTGCTCTGTGACCACGCGCAAGCAGTCATCGAGGGGCGCATCAAGTCCCTTGGCGTCGAAATCGGGCCTGGTTACGCTAAGTCACTCGTGATGGCGGTCGCCCTGCCAGCCTGGGTTTGGGGCCCCCACGGACGCCCCGGTTATAGATTCGGGTACTCGACGTACGAGTACGAACTGACTGTTCGTGACAGCACACGCACGCGAGACTTAATCAAGAGTGCGCGCTACCAGGCACTCTACGGTCACGTCTTCACGCTCACGAAAGAGCGCGAAAACTGGATACAGACTTCAGCGAAAGGCTTCCGCCTGGCAACTTCGGTCGGCGGTGCAGCGACTGGTCATCGCGTGCACCTGTGGGTCTACGACGACTTGCTGAACGCAAAGAAAGCACGCAGTGACGCAGCGCTCGCTGAGGTGCACGAGCACTTGCGAGCAACGTCGACACGCGGCGTGCGTCCGAGCGAATATGCGCGCATCTGCATCGGACAGCGGCTGCACGAAGATGACGCAGGCGGCTGGGTGCGCGAGCGCGGCTTCGAAGTGCTCTGCTTGCCGACAGAGTACGACCCCTCACGGCACTGCAGGACCTCCATCGGCTTCAGTGACTGGCGCACGGAGCGAGGGGAGTTCCTGTTCCCAGCGCGCTTCGGGCAGAAAGAGAAAGAGCAGGCACTGCGAGACCTGCTGCCCGGAGGCTACAGCGCGCAGCATCAGCAGCTGCCCATCCCTGCCGAAGGCGGTGTCATCAAGTCTGAGTACATCAAAGTCTTCGAGCGCGAGCACCTGCCACCGATTTCACACTACTTCGTCTCTGTCGACACGGCACAAGGGCAAGACAAGACGAACGACACAACTGCTATCAGCGTCTTCGCTGTGCACGCAAGTGGCATCGTCCTGGTGGACGGATGGACGGGTCGCGAGCCCGCACCATTCGTCATTCAGCGGCTCAAAGACTTGGGACAAAAGTACAACCCTGTGGCTGTTGTCATCGAGCAAAAGGACTGGGGCAAGGCAATGCTTCAGCTGCTTGATGGCGACCCAGGGTTCCGGTGGCGGCTGGTGCCGTACGTGCCAGTAGTCGGAAAGAACGCTCGGGCCGAGGAAGCGTCGCCCTTTTTCTTCAAAGGCTACTTTGCTGTCATCAAGAGCGACACGCTCAGTGAGCAGCTGGTCGCGCAGCTGGTCGTCTTCCCTGCGGGCAAGGTCCGTGACCTTGCCGACAGTGCAATACAGGCAGCGCTGTACGCGCAGCTTACCTACACGTTTGAAAGCCGCCTCACGGCCAGCATGCTCGACTACGAGGGTGGCAAGCGAGCGTCACGCACGAAAGGCTCGCTGTACTCAATCTACGACGATGACGACTGATGCTCGAACAGAAAAATGTCGGAGCGCTGCTTAAGGCGCCTGCCAAGCCCGCTGAACTTCAAACGCAAGTTGCCACCCCGGCGCCGGTGTACGACCCGGCCATGCCCACGGGCGAGGTGCGGCGTGCTATTGACGCTTCGATTTCGGGGGAGTTGACGCCACTGGGCGTCCTGGCCCGTCTCGCGCTCGCGAAACGCGGGAACACGTCTGCGTTCGTTCAGCTTGTCGAAGACGTTCTCGAGCGAGACATCAACTACATCGCTGCGCGGGAGACGGTCACAGAGAGCATCGATGCTGCGCTGCTCGTTGCTGAGGCCGGCGGCCCGCTCGCACGCGACAAGCGCATCGCTGCTGAAGTGCAAGCGCTGCTTGACAGCGAGCCCGTGCAAGCGGCTATCGGACACTTCTGCGGCTTCGAAGACTTCGGGTACGCCGCCGCGGAACTAATCTGGAGCACATCGGGCTCGAAGTGGTCCATCGAGAACATCATCCCACTGCCACCGGTCTGGCTGACATTCGACAAGCGAGACGGACGCACGCCGCTGCTTCTGCCGGCCCGGGAAGGTGACATGCCTCAGCCGCTGGCGCACGGGAAGTTCGTGTATGTCGCCCGCCCGTCGTACGGTCTGCCGTTCTTGCGCTCTCACGGCTACGTCGGGGCGTTCTACAAAGCACTGAAATCGATGACGCTTAAGGACTGGGCAGGCTTCCTTGAGATGTGCGGCCAGCCCCTGCGTGTCGGGTACTACGACCCAAAGACGATTCCGAACGCTGCAGACTTGCGCGCAGTTCAGCGCACGCTGCGTCGCGCGCTTGAGAACCTGGGCGCAGACGCCTGGGCGATGCTGCCCGAAGGTACGAAGATTCAGTTTGTCGAGAGCGCGACGAAGGGCGCGAGCGCAGCAGCGTTCGAGGACTTGGCGCGCTATCTGGACGAGCAGGTCACGAAGCGCATCACTGGTTCCGTTTTGGCTACTGGCACGGGCAACACAGGTTCGGGCGGCTCGCAAGCGCTTGGCAACGTGCACAACGACAAGTTCGTGCGCAAGCTGAAATCGACAGCTGCTGTCGTCGCGAAAGCAATTCGTCAGCACATTGTCGCGCCGTACGTCGCGTTCAACTACGGCGCAGATGTCCCAGTGCCTGTGGTGCGATTCGCATTCGAAGAACCCGAAGATGTGGTCGCGCTCACGAACGCGCTCAAAGAACTTGTTCCACTGGGGCTCGAAGTCTCACAAGAAGAAATCCGCGAGAAACTACGTCTTCGCGCTCCCGCCGAGGGTGAGGCTCGCCTAGCGTCCCCCGCGTCACCGGCCGTGCCAGCTGACGAGACTAGCCAAGGAGCGGGCTTCTCAGCCCACGGCAAGAGTGCTGCCACAGGCAATACTCAAACCTTCGCGTCAGCTGAAGAGCAAGACGAAATCGACGTGCTCATCGCTGCGTACACCGCTGACGACGGCTACGTGCGCGCAGACGAAGATGCGAACAGCGCCCTGCTGTCAGCAATCGAAAGCGCGTCGAGCGTCGAAGAACTGAAAGCAGCGCTGCTCGCTGCGGTCAAGGACGCTGACGTCAGGAAGTTTCAAGATGCTCTCACGGGGGCGCTGCTGACAAGCCAAGCTGCTGGCGAGTTCGGCGTCAAGGTCGGAGGCGACTGAGATGTCGCTCACGCGCGCGCAGAAGACAGCTGTCGCCAAGGCGCTCGAGTTCCTGAGAGCAGCGCGTGTTGACGTGCGCGACAGAAAAGTGCGAGACAGGCTCGGGATTCTCGCGCGTCAGAACTACGACGAGACCTCGTACATCGCCCGTCTAGTGCTTGCGAACAAAGCTGCGAAGGTGCTGAATCGCATCGCAGCAGCAGTGCGAGAGGGGCGCCTGGAAGCGAACCTTGGCGACAAGGAGAAGCTGCGGCAGATTGCAGGTGAAGCGCTGACTGATGCGAAGGCATACATCATCTTGCGCAACAGCTTCGCTACTGCTTACAACGCCGGCCGGCATGAGCAGCAGAAGCGCGACCGCACGCGACCGTATCTGCTGTATCGCACGATGGGCGATGCAGCGGTTCGACCAGGGCATCGACTGCTTGACGGCGTGCTGCTGCCGAAGAGCCACGAGTTTTGGGCGACGCACTATCCGCCCAATGGGCACAACTGTCGCTGCCGTGTGGATGGACTGACCAAAAGGCAGGCGGAGGCGCTTGTCGAAGCTGAGGGCTCGCGGGTGCGAACATCGCCGCCGCGAGAGCGCCTGGTGCGCTACGTCGACACGGTTACCGGCAAGCGCATGACGACGCCTGAAAGTATCGACCCCGGCTGGATTGGGGCGCCGTCAAGTGACCCAGGGCGGTTCGCTAAGCATCTGGAGCGAGCGCTTCAGCGACTCGAGCGGCAGGCCGTATAAAACGACTAGCTATAGGTTGCATACGGATGAAGTGATGAGCGTCCGTACGCACTGTCCGGGAGGCAGTGCGCGATGAGAGAGAGCCTTGGCCCCCGGCTAACCCGGGGGCCTTTTTTGCCGACAATCGGAAGATGGTTCTGCGCCCCCGGTTCGCTTTGTATCTCGACTTTGATGGTGTGCTGCACCCGCACCCGGTGCTCGCTACGTCACACGGTCCACGACTGGGAGCGGAGCACCGCGCAGCAGGTCACACGCTTTTCGAGCATGCGCACCTGCTTGCAGACGCGCTCGAAGCGTTCCCGTTTGTCGACATCGTGCTGTCGACAACGTGGGCTCAGTCTCGCAGCTTCACCTACGCGAAGAAGAAGCTGCCGCAGCGACTGCAGCACCGCGTCATCGGGAGCACATTTCACTCGAAGTACACGAGCGCGGACGACTTTTCGGCGATGCCTCGTGGTCTGCAAGTGTGGGCTGACGTGCTGCGACGTGAGCCCCTGCACTGGGTCGCTCTCGATGACGATGCGTTCAGCTGGCCGACCTGGTGCCGCGACAAGCTAGTACGCACAGATTCGACTCTGGGCCTAGCAACACAGGGCGCGGTTGATGCGCTCACGCGACACTTGCGAACAGCAGAAGATGCCTTACGCACAGAATAAGCGGCGCAACAGGCGCGAGGTTTAAGAGCAGTAGCTAGATGATTCGGTAATCTATACACTCAAGGACGATATGGGCATCAGCACTCGCTTCATCGAATTTATCGTAACCCTGAGCGCAGCAGTATTTATGCTGTCGCTTCTCTTCCCCAGCGAGTTTGGCAACGGCGACCAAGACGACTAAGCCCAGGGCTTGGCATCAGTGCATCTCCTCTGCCGGACAATCGGTGCGCCCTAGCTTCGTTACGCACCGATACAAAATATTTTTGGAAATGGCGCGAAACGAGGGGGGTCGTTGGATTCCAGCTATCTATACAAAGTAGGGAGGCAATTCTGCTGACCTCCGGCGACGGCCGGTTCCCCGCCCACGGCTCCCACCTCGCCGTGGGCGGGGGTGGGACAGGGCAACTTCTAGAGGTGATTCTTATGGGCAGCTTCAACGTCTTTGTGCAGATTGCAGTACTGGCTTTCGTTATCTACTCAGTAAGCGAGTTAGCCAAGGCCGGCATTCAGATGCACCGCGAAGGCTTTATCAATGTGCATGCGTCTCTGTTTGTCCTTGCGATTGCCGGATTCGGCGGCAAGTATGTGACAGGAACGGCCGAGGGTGCTGTAGCTTCAGTGGGGTGTGCAGCTGCTGCGCTGCTCGCAGCTGCAATTCTCAAGAGGGCGCTCAGCATCGTCGCTAAGAATGAAGCTGCTCGTAAGCAACGCGCTCGCAGAGATACCCTGAACCACTGATTCTCCTTATTCAGCCCCCGCTTGTCGGGGGCTCTTTTCATGGCCAAGCGAGGCAGGGCTGGACCGAGTCAAGGCGGCCGGAGCGCCACAAGGGCCGATATAAGACACTATCTATACAGAGCATCACACTCCATCAAGGATGCTCTCAATGTCTCTCTCTCCCGCAAATGCACCTCTATGGCACAGCTTCGAAGCGCGTGAATCTCTCGACGAGCGTGCGTTCTACGCAGCTAAGTCTCTGCCGAAGTTCTACCGCGACACGCTCGCCTTCGAGCCCGTACTCTTGAAGTCCAACCTCTTCCGTCCAGCGTCAGGCGCCAGGACGCGCTACGACGTGTTCACTGAACTCAAGTCGTACAACAACACGCGCATCGAGTACCGCGGCGAGGAACTGCGACAAGACGACTTGCGCGTGCTGCTTACGCTGCTCAAGCTTCGCTCGGGCGACGTCGTCTCGAACGCCATCGAGTTCACTCCCCGCACGTTCTGCCGCGACGTTCTCGGCTGGGCTGACAGCAGCGACAGCGTCGCGAAGCTGAAAGCATGCATTCTTCGCTTGCAAGACGCTCGAGCACGCGTGCACTTCAAGGGCGGCATGCTCGCAATGTCGTTCGTCAGCGACGCTGTGCTGCGCAGCAACGATGCCTGGACAGTCTGGCTCTCAGACTTGCTGCTGCCCGTGTTCGAGCGCAACCTGACGTATCTGAAAGCTAGCGAACGGCTAGCTATGAAAGACGGCCTGGAGTCTTGGCTCTACGGCTTCATCAAAGCTGACAGCTGCACGCTCGAGTTCGACTTGTCGACAATGCGCGAAGCTGCGGGCAGCACGTACGAGCAGAAAGACTTCAACAAGCACGTCAAGAAAGTGCTCGAGGGCTTCGAAGCTGACGGCATCGTCGCTAGCTTCGAAGTGAGCAAAGGCAAACTGAAGGTCCGCAAGTCCTGACAGCAGCACAAGCTGTGCTGTGGACAAGGCCCGCCTTACGGCGGGCCTTTTGCGTCATTAAGGACCTTTGGCCGGCTGAGGGCCGGCGGCGAAAGTTTCCACCTTTTCGGCGTAATGCCGCAGATTTGAGGCAGCGGAGGGGCTCTGTGGCGGCGAAAGTTTCCACCATCGGCGGCGAAAGTTTCCACCTGACCGGCCGGAAACCCGCGCCCGCATTGGCTCTCCGAGGTGCGTAATACCTTAATACTCCGCTCGCGCTTTGCGCTCGCTCACCGACGGAAGTCTAACCGAGGGCAAGACACCGAGCCCTCCCAGGCCGCTCGACGCGGCCACCGGTCGGGTCTTTTCTGCATCGAGGGTTAGGCTTTGAGTACTACCGTGGGCAAGGCGTTTGCTCTTTCAGGAACAGCTTGAAGTCTTGCTCAGGGCAGGAGTCTGAGCAACCTTCGGTGTGCTTGTAGCGTAACCGACGTCTTAGAGCCCCATGCCCGGCGCTTCACGCCGGGCGCCGCGCGCTTCGCGCGGACGACTTGCCAGTGGACGGCGGAGCCGTCCGGAGACTCCTGCCCTGGGCAAGAGTTCATCAGCTGCGCCTGCGCAGCGTGGCTAGTACGAATAGCTGTCGCCCGCGATGCGGGCGGCTTGGGCGCTGAGTCTAAGCCTGTGCTTCGGTCATACCGTCCAGTAGACGGTGGAGCCGTCATGGAGTGCTGCCCAGGGCAAGAGTTCCGCTCATGCTCTGTCAGTGGTGGAAGTCAGACCCGAAGCTTGCGCTTCTAGACCAGTCCTCTGTGTCGAATGCCGCTGAGACCTCTGCGGCAGCCTGGAAGTCCGCAGCACGCTCGAAGTCGTTGTGCCAGGTGGGCTCTGAGCAAACGCCGCGCTCTTGCGCATCTACTGCATTGCCTGCGGCACAGAGCATGTTCCGTAGGCCTTCGAGGATTTCATAAATCGACTGCATGTGCTAAGTATGACACTGTATGTTCGTACAGTACAAGCCCATCCGCTACACGGTGCATAGCACAACAACCCGCGTATCGGAACTTACTGAATGAACAACACGTACAACGGCCGCACTTACAGCTGCGAGTTCGAAGTCGAGCCGGGCACACCTCGCGTAATGCGTCCGCTCGTCTCTGGCCCCGCCACTCTTGCCGTTCACGCTGTGGGCGAAGGCGTCAGCGCTTTTGTTGAACTGACTATCTCGCCCCCGTCCCGCCTGGAAGACGGTACTGCCCGCTGGGTGCCGGCCGCCGGCTTCGGTGAGGAGGGGGTCATCTCGGGAAGCGCCGTGCTCGACATCGTGCCGTCGAACATCACCGCTGTTCGTGTCACGGCAGAAGGCGGCAATGTCATCGTGGAGATGCTGCAATGAGCGTCTTCTCGAGGTCAGGAGGCGGGGGCGCTCTCCGTGGAGAGATTCGCCGTTTTGTTGGGCCCACAGCACCTGCGGGCTGGAGCAAGGTTGCGGGCGAGCCGGACAGCATGGGCTCGGCAGGTACTTTCGCGCTCGTCCCGAGTTTCACGGGTCACTGGTCCGCCGCTGCTACTGGCCAGCGCTTGCACATCATCGGACCCGCTGCCGCGGGTATGCGGCACCAGGTCTACGACTCGTTGACCGGCTCCTGGAGTCCTCGAACCGAGCCGGCGGCATACGCTGCTCCGTACGCGGGTGTACGACCCGGGGCTTTCGTTGCGCTGCCTGACGGGCGACTGTTTATGGCGTCTTTCGGTTCGACATCCGCAAGCCGGTCGGCGGCAATCTATGACCCCGAACTTAATGCCTGGACATCCGTCGCTGACATGCCAGTGCAGAGCCGTGGTGGCTTTGGTGTGCTTCTCACCGATGGGCGAGTGCTCGTTGTAGAGACGACTCACAGCTTCATCTACGACACTGCTGCAAATGCGTGGAGCGCGGACATGGCGGTGCCCACTGCCCTTTCGGCCAACCTAGGGCTCGGCCTGGTCGTGCTGCCCAGCGGGGACGTGCTAGCGATGAGGGGCAACAAATACGCCATCTTTTCGGTGGCCACGCAAATTTGGGGGCCGGTCTTGACCCAGCCGCTACCAGTGACCGCCGGCTCTGTTCCGGTCTTGTTGCCGTCACCGGAGGGTGCTCTGTGCTACGCCATTAGCGGCGCCAGCCCTTCCGCCTGGCAGCCTGTAATACGCTTCACTGAAGCGACAGGCGCATGGGACCAGCTTGTGAACATCGCGACTCCAGCCTCTAGCGCGTGGGTGAACCCCGCACCATTCCCTGGTGGGGGGTGGCTGCTCAGTGTGGGCTCTGGGATGTGGTCCCGCTTAGTCGAAAACTACCAACCGGTCGGCAACTGCTTCGCTGCAAAGGACTGACAAATGCAAGTGCCCGTATACACGTATCGCGCCATCCCCGGCGGCTTTCAGATTCTTGCCGATGGTGTGCTGTGCCACCACCAGCCCTTCCAGGCTGGAGTCCCCGGCTTCCAGCCGTACCCGGACGAAGCTAGCGCCCAGGCCGCGGCCGAGGCGCTCATCTCCGCGCTCCAGGTACCGCCTCTTGGCGAAGGCACTTGATAGCAACCTCCCTTCCAGGCCCCCGCAAGGGGGCTGACTCTTGCCGGCAGCGCTCCCTGGTGGCTTGTGCGAGTTGGTTTCCTGCAGCCCTCTGGCTGCTAGCTAGACGCATGGAAACAACTTCACAAGCGACTGCGAGCAATGCCCCAAAAGTTACTCAAGCAAGCGTTCAGCGTCGGCCTGAAGCCTGCGCCGACCAAAACTGTCACCGATGCTGACGGCAACACAGTCACGCTGCACGCGCTGCCAATCTTGCCGGCGAGTCCATTCCGGCCTGTGGACTCGCGCGCCGGCATCGAGTTCTCATACGACGCTGATGCGCTCATCGCTGACTACGAGCGTCGGGGGCGTCGCATAGTTCTTGATGTCGACCACCTCACCGAGGGGTATGGGGTCGACTCTCGTGCGCGCGGCTGGAGCGTCGCGCTGACTACTGCTGCACGCGAACGCGACGCAGGCCTCGAAGATGGCCCACTGTATGGGTGGTTCGAACTGACAGACCTCGGCGTCGAGGCGCTCTCGAAGAAGCATTACGGCTACACGTCTGGCGTCGCTCTCGGCCGCTGGCTTGACGAGACGCACTTTGTCTTCACGCGCATCAAGAGTCTTGCCCTCACGAACAACCCCGCGACTGAGATGCCGCAGGCATTTACAGCTGACAACAGCGATGACGACAGCGACTTGCAAGCAGGCGCTCCCTATACGACGCAACAGACTGCTGATAAGGAAGCAGAAATGCTCGCAAAAATTCTCGACCAACTCGGTCTCGCCGCGGACGCTGACGAAGCGGCTGTGCTTGACGCAATCACTGCGCTGACTGCGGCGAAGACGAAAGCTGACGAAGCTGCTGCTGCGTTTGCAGCCGCTGGCGTCGACGACGTTACTGCGTTCGCCGCAAAGTCTGGCGAGACCAGCCAGGCGCTGAGCGCTGCTCAAGCTGAAGTCGCTGCGCTCAAAGTTGAACTACAGGCTTTCAAAGCTGCCGCCGCCGACCAGGCTGCTGTTGCTGCGGTCGACGCGGCTATCGCTGCTTGCAAGATTACCCCCGCCCAGCGCGAAGCAATGCTGAAGTTTGCCCGCGCTGATGTTGCTGCGTTCACCGCTGCGATGGAAGCTGCACCGGCGGTTCTGTCGGCAGACAAGACTGCTCAAGCGCCTGCTGCGGGTTCGCAAGATGTAGCGCTGACTGACGCAGTGAAAGAGTACCTCACGAAGGTTGTGGGGGTTTCTGAAGACGTGTACGTCGCAGGTGCCTCCGAGTAACCCCCTTCTCATTCACCTAACTCTGGGATTAACCAATGAATCTGCCAGAAAAAGTCCGTGCCCTTTTTACAACCTACCAGGGCATCTTCAAGAACTCGCTGCGCTCGCCATCGCTCGACGTACAGAAGTACGCGACCAAGGTGCAGTCGACTTCGTCTACTAACACTTATGCCTGGCTCGGCCAGTCGACAATCTTCCGCAAGTGGGTCGGCGACCGCGTCGCGCAGACCGTTGCCCGCCTTGGCTACGTCATCCCGAACCAAACTTGGGAAATGACTCAAGTTGTGCCGCGCGAGAGCATCGAAGATGACGAGGTTGGCATCTTCACCCCGCTCATCGAGGATATGGGTCTGTCTGCCGCGAATCACCCGGGGCAGCAAGTCATGTCCGCTTACTACAGCGGCGACGTGAACCTGTGCTTTGACGGGAAGGCCTTCTTCGCGAAGGACCATCCTCTGAAGTTCAAGCAAGATGGCACGCCGGCCGACGGCACCCCCACTTTCTCGAACCTACTGACCCCGGCCAGCGAAGAAGACTACGGTCCGAAGTGGGTGGTTGCCGCTCTCGGTCGACCCATCAAGCCCGTCATCTACCAGGAGCGTCGCGCTGCGCATCTTGTGTCGAAGACTGCGCTGGATGACGAGACTGTGTTCCGCACAAACAACTTCGAGTTCGGTGCTGACAAGCGCGACGCGGTCGGCTACACGCTGCCTCAGTTTGCAGTGATGTCGCGCAAGCCGCTGACCGCGCAGAATCTCGCAGAGGCATTCTCGGCGCTCGAAAAGATGGTCGGCGACAAGGGGCAGCCCTTGGGTATCGTTCCGACCGACCTCATCTGCGGCCCGGAACTGCGCAACGAAGCTGAAGAACTGCTGCTGACTGACCGAACTACCGGGGGCAAGTCGAACCGCTGGAAGGGCCGACTGAACTTGACTGTGACGCAATACTTTGGTCCGCTCATCGAGGGCCCTGAAAACGAGGTCCCTGAAGAAGAAGAGGAAGCACCCGAACAGCAGTAACTGCTAAGAGGCCATAGAAGAGGCCATCCACAGCCCCGCCGCGGCGGGGCTTTTTCATGTTCACGCCTGTGCGCAGTGAGTGACTACACAAAGAGCGGGATAGCGCAGTTGGTAGAGCGCCAGGCTCATTACCTGGAGGTCGTGGGTTCGAGTCCCACTCCCGCCCCCCCCACCAAACGCACCGGGACTGCACATGAAGACTCGCCCTACCAGCGCCGCTGAGGCTGCTGCCGCTACTGAGACGTTCTCTGAGCACGTTGAGCGCACGCTCATCGCATCTGGCCACAAGCGCAGCGAGCGCAGACGCATGAAGCGCAACCTGCTCGCTCTGTGCCGCGAGTGTGGCGTACCGACAGACTGCTCTGCCCTTGAGACGCTGCGAGCGATGGAAGCGCTTGGCGTCGCGCACGGAATCTGAGCACATCAAAGAGCACGGTTTTGAATGCCGACACAGTACCTAACCCCCGAAATCATGTATGAGACCTTCGGCGAAGCCTCCATCGCCAAAGTCGTCACGACAACGGGTGTCGACTTCGAAGCATTCCTGGACGGCATCAACCAGGAAATCGACGCGTACGTCGGCGCCGCGGTCCCTCTGCCTCCAAGCGAAGCTGCTATCAAGGTCGTGCAGGCCGCCGCAGCAGACTTGGCACGCTACCGTCTCTTCCGCGATGCAGCGTCTGAACTGATGCGCGACCGCGCGGAGGACGCTATCAAGTTCTTGTCGGGAGTCGCTGCTCGCAAGCTTGCGCTCCCGATGCCGGCTGATGACCCGACGACGCCTGAGGACGAGAGCGGCCTAGCCTACGTCGCTGAGTGCGGGAGCGCCCAGCGGCGCATGCAGCGCGACCAGCTGAAAAGCTGGTAAGCGGAGGCTGCTATGGCGAACGGTCTCAAAGTCAAAGCTAATTTGGCGCCTGTCAATCGGCGGCTGGAGAAGCTGCGCGCTGCTCTCACTGACTTGCGCCCAGCGCTCGAGAACGCCGCGAAAGAGTTGACTCGGCGCGTCTGGTATCGCTTCGCTTTCAAGCGCGACCCTGATGGCGGACGCTGGGCACCCTGGGCGCCAAGCACGGCAGCCGCGAATCGCAAGCACCCCCGGCGGAGGCTGATGCTCGACACCCGTCAGCTGCGAGACAAGACGCGCTTCATACCTGGCCGGAGAGACTTGCGCGCGGTTATCGGCACTGACTACGGCAAGTATCACGAGCAGCCAGACGGTAAGCATGGACGGCTCCCACGGCGCGCCTTTCTCTTCTCGCGCCTCGGCACCCGGCGCGGCCTGGCTAAGTCGGACGAAAACTATGTACTCAACGCGCTGCGCTACCAGCTGCGCAAGGCAGCTAAGGACTGACAAATGCAGACTGATACGTACTTCGCGCTCGAACCACTACTGCTTGAGCGCCTGCGAACTATCCCTAGCCTCGCTGTCATAAGCGTCACCGACGCTGATGACAAGACTCTCTTCAACACCGTGGAGCCAACCGCCGTGGTGGCTTTCCAGGGCGACAGCAGGAAAGACAGCAACGACTTCGCAGTGCTGCTCGAGAGCCGCTGGAGTGTGTCTTTGTTCATTCGTGGTCATGGGGCGAAAGAGCGAAGCGTTGAGGAAGGGCAGTTGCTCATGTCCATTGTGCAGGCGCTGCACGGCTGGTGCCCAGGGGATGGGTTCGGAAGCCTAGAACTTCAGGGTACCGACCCTGAGAGTTACGACGGCGGGACCTTGCGCGAGTACGCGCTGCTGTTCTCTGTTGACACGACGCTTTACACCCGCGGTGGTCGCTAAACAAGACAAGCACTCCGGAACTGTGCTCTCTGTTAACAACCTTGCAAGGTAAGCAATGTCCAAACCACAGTACTACTCTTTGAAGGGCGACTTCTTCATTCGCAAGCGCTCTGACCCCACTGCGAAGCCGTTTTACTTCGGAAATGCCGCTGCCGCGACGTTCAGCATGACTCGCGAGACTGTGACGCTTCGCTCGAGCGGCAATGAGTCCGGTGACCTGGCTGTAGAAGAAGTGAGCAAGTCCGCGACCCTGTCAATCACGGGTAACAACCTTGAGGCGCGCAACCTCGCAATGTATCTGTACGGTACTGTGCAGGCGCAAGCTGAGGCCACTGCTCAGACCTTCACGCTGCCCGCGCTGAAGGATGGCGAGATGTTCAAGCTGCCACACGTCAACGTCTCCGACGTTGAAATCGAAGACCTCACTGAGGGGGAAGACTTCAAGGTGCTCGCAGCGGGGGGCGTCGTCGTCGCGCTGAAGGACATCGCGGCGTCTGCTGCTGGCACGTACGATGCCGGCGAGGCCCAGGCGCTGGGCGTGTTTACGACCGATGGCGATGAGTACGAAGTGACTTATGTGTCTGAGCGAACGGGAAAGACCATCGTCATCCACCGATGGAAGCCCAACCCCGCTTCGGCGTTTGAACTCATCTCGAATGAGTTCGCTGCGCCCGTGCTTGAGGGTCCGGTGCTCCTGGACGAGACGCTGCCTGAAGGCCCCCTGGGTCGCTTCGCCGTCGTGTACGACAGCAAGTAAGGCCGCATTCGGCCCACAGCTGGTCCCTATACGGGGTAGCCCATGAAGGGCTGCCCCGTTTTTTCATATGTACGGACCACACACGATGACTTCGAAGCTATTGCCCCTGACCGCCACTGTCGAAGTGGGTGGCGAATCTATCACCGTACGTGAGTTTGGCTTCGGCCAAATACCGACCGTCGCTAAGCACCTGGCCGCCGTCTTCTCGAACGCGAGCATCGGCCCATCCGGCGAAATCAACTTGCCGCAACTAATCGCTCAGGGCGGCGAAGACGTGATGGCTATCCTAGCACTCGCCGCTGGCAAGCCCCGAAGCTGGCTCGACACTCTTAGCGTCGACGAGGGTGTTGGACTTCTCTCCGCTGTCATCGCCGTCAACAAAGAGTCGTTCGCAAAAAAGCTGATGCCCGCGCTGAGCAAGCTGGGAGCAGCAGCGGCGGGCTCGGAGAGCAACTAAGCATCGACGACGTCGCGACGCGCCTGGTATCAAGGCGCGTCCTGGCGCTTCAAGACGTCGAAGCGCTCCCTCCACGCATCTTAGCCAGTCTCTATGAGCAGCATCTCCGCGACGAAGCGGAGCGTCGCCTTAGCGCGTTGAGCGACATGCAGGCGGCTATAGCCAGCGCATTTGGTGGCGAGGCTGGACGCGCGGCGGAACACTACAAGCGCGCACTCGCAGACGCTAGCGGAGCGCTGTCTGACAAGTGGGCTAGCTACACGACTAGACAAACCCCGGACGCGATTCCCCTCTAATGGCAGACAAAGCTTCTCTAACAGTCACAGTCGACACCGCGCAAGCGCAGCAAGCTATCAAGCAGCTGCTTGACGGCTTCAACAGTCTCTCCGCTGTCAAGCCGGCCGCCGCGGGCTCGGGCCCTGATTTCGGGGGAATGGCCCAGGGCATACGCGGCGCTACTACCGCAGCTGGAGCGCTTGTCGCGGTGCTCGCTGCTGTCTCCGCTGCCGCGGCAGCGGCCGGCGCTGCGCTCAAGAAGGGCTTTGAAGTCAACGCTGGCGTCGAGACTGCAACTCTCGGCATCAAGTCGCTCATTGCGTCGCTGACAGAAGTTCGCGACGCAGCTGGGACTCTCGCGACCGGGCCCGAGAAGCTGGCGATTGCGGGGCAGCTAGCAGAGAAGCAGATGCAGAAGCTGCGTTTGCTCGGTCTGCAGACGTCTGCGACTTTCGAGCAGTTGAGCGCTGCTTACACGCAAGCCATCGGTGCAGGCTCAAGCGCGGGCTTGACGCTCGATGAGAGCATGGAACTCATGCTCCGCATCACCCAAGCCGCCGCGGCTCTAGGCGTGCCGATGGAACAACTCAATCAAGAAGTTCGCTCCATCATCTCCGCACAAATCACCGCAGATTCTACGGTCGGTAAGGCTCTTGAAGCATCAGGCGTCACATCTGAGAACCTGAAAGCGTGGCGCGAAGCTGGGACGCTCGCTGAAGAACTCGGCAAGCGGCTCGAGACCTTCCGGGAGATGAGCCCCGAAACCTCGGCTACGTGGACAGCTACGCTCTCGAACTTGAGCGAAGGCTTCGATGCCGTTCTGGGTAAGATGACGAAGGGCGCTTTTGAGGGGGTCAAGAAGTCCCTGCAGAGTGCCTTGGACGGCATCTTTGATGGCGACTCTCTCGACCTTGCGCACGAGTTCAAGGGCATCGAGAGCATGGCTGCGACAGCGTTCGATGCGCTCGGCAAGGCCCTTTCGTCAGCTATCTCAGGTGTGCTCGACCTGGTCAAAGAATTCAGCGCTTGGCTGTCTGAGAACCGGTCGACTGTCGAGGCTATCGCTACAGCGGTTGGTAACGTCGTCAAGCTTGTGCTCGACTTGGCGGGCGTCGTCGCTAAGCTAGTAGCCGGTGCGGGTGACTTGCTCGTCAAGTCTGGCTTCATCGAAGCCGCGATGGACGCTATCTCTATCGTCGTCGCTGCCATCTACGACACGTTCACGCGCTTGCGCATAGCCGTCGGTGAAGTTGGCGTAGCCCTGGCTGACTGGTTGGTTGAGCCGCTCCAAGAAGCGCTGCGCTTGCTGTCGCGCTTCATGCGCGAAATACCGGGCATTGGGCACAGCGTCAATCAGGTTGTGCTTGATGCTGCCAACGCGCTGCCCGACCCAGAGAAGCTTCGCAAGGACCTCGAGGCGCTGAAGAGCGCCCCGCGCGCCCTGGATGAGTTCTTCAAAGCGCGCGAGAAGCGTCGCGCTCCGGACACCAGCTACGCTGACGCGTACGACCCCGAGCAGGCGGGCCGCGATTTCATGGCGGGCGTCAGCGTTGGCACTTCGACGCCACTGAAGGCCCCGGCAAAAGAGACAAAGGACAAGCCCGCGGACGATGCACGCCGCGCTCGCAAAGCGCTGCAAGACTTGCTGCGCGCAGAGACTGAAGCTGCTGTCAAGCGCGCTCAAGCTGTGCGCGAAATCGAGTCGCAAGCGCTCGACGCGCGTCTCGAGCAGCACTTGATTACCTATCGCGCGTACCTTGATGATAAGGCGAAGCTGGAGAAGTCTTCGCTCGATGATGAGATGTCTGCTCAGCGACAGCATCTCGCGCAGCTGCGCGCTGAACTCGCGCACGAGACTGACGACACGGGTGTGAAGCGGCTGCAAGCGGACATCGCCAAGGCTGAAGCTGAACTCTTCGCGCTGAGCCAGAAGTCAGTACTCATTGACGCCAAGCTGAAGCTAGATGTCTGGAAGTTTGAGCGCGACGTCGCGGACCTTAGAGTTGACATACGCGCGAATATTCTTGACGCGAAGGGCCAGACGCTCGAAGCTGCGCTTCTGCGGCTGGGCAAAGAGACTGAGCGCTTGCTGCAGGACCGTCGTGTTGCCGGCAACGCTGAACTTGAGGCGCTGGTACGTGAGCAAGCTGCGCTGAGCGCAAACAGACTGCGTTTTGATGACGTCAGTAAGCAGGCGGGGCTTGTGCAGAGCAGTCTTACTGCCCAGGAAGACAGCATTAACCGCGAAGTTGAGGCAGGACTTCGAACGCAGCTGGACGGCGAGCGCGCTATCCGCGATGCGCGCCTCGCGTCAGCTGCTGCGCTTGAGGAGTCTGTGCGCGCTGCTAAGGAACTGGCCATTGCGAGCGGGGACCCGGCCCTTATCGCACAAGCTATCGAACTCGAGCAGCGATATCGCGAACTTGCCGGCACGCTCGACTCTGTCGCAGTGAGCATCAATGAGTCGTTCTTTGGCTCCATCAAGCAGGGCTTTCAAGACCTCATTTCGGGTGCCAAGTCGTTCGGCGATGTGCTGAAGAGTGTCATCAGCAGCGTCCTGAGCAAGCTGTCTGAACTCGCGCTGAGCCAGCTTGTAGGCAACTTGATGAGCGGTTTTGGGGGGTCCGGCGGGGGGCTGGGCGGTCTGCTCTCTGCGGGATTGTCGATGTTCGGGTTCGCCGAGGGTGGTGCGGTTCGCGGTCCCGGCACCGGGACGAGCGACAGCATTCTTGCGCGGCTGTCGAACGGTGAGTACGTGCTGCGCGCGTCTGCAGTGCGCGCGCTGGGGCTCGACAGACTCAACTTCATGAATACTTACGGCAAGCTACCTGCGTTTGCCACCGGCGGCTTGGTAGGGGGCGGCCAAGGGCTCGCGGGGGCTTTGACTACGCAAGCTTCGGCCGTGAATGCGAATATCGAAGTCTCGCCGACGGTGACCATTGCGGCTGGGCAAGTCGCTGACGCTCTCGCGAAAGAGAGCGCGTTCCAGCGCGCAGTCATCGCTATCGTCGGCGACAACGGTAAGCGAATTCGTGGCGCCTGGGGTACGTGAGCAGTCGCTATAGACAGTGACAGCGCTGCTGTCTGTTGTTCCTCCTGTGTGTGTGGTTAGGCCCCGGCTGCCTTGGCGGTCGTGGCTTGTTTTGTGCGACCGTATAAAAGTTCTATCTATACACAGCATCCACACGCACACAACAGGAGCAATGATGGAAAAGACTGTTCAGTCTGTGTACTACGCGTTCGATGCAAGCGCCCTTACGCTCCCGCTCGTCGAGCGGCACGCAGCGTATGCGCGAGATGCGCTGTCAAACACGTTCAAGCTGTCGACTGACAGCGTCAAGATTGCACCCCGCAAGCGGGCAAGCCCCGAACAGCCGTTTCAGCTGACGTGCTATGTGGGTCGCTCTGAGACTGACGTGTCGGCTATGGCTGTCGCAGCGAAAGCAGTGTTGCCGCACTACCGCGAGATGTGTCAGCTGGCCCGGCAGACCTGCCAAGCTGTTGAGGGGTGGCGGCTCGGGAAAGACGAAGAGCGCGACCGCCGCGTGCTGGAGGGCGTAGTGTCTGGCCAAGTTGTAGGGCTGCAACCGGCGCAACGCGCAGCATTGGTAAGTACCACGGCGGAGCGGCTGCACATCAAGCCTGAGGACGCTCCACTCATCACCGGGACGATGACTGATGAGCAACTCGCCGGGGCTCTGCTCTGGCTCATGAAGCATCGCCCACGCACCAGGCAAGTTCTGCTGCGCGCCTGAGCACCCACCGCCTGGCGTGGTCGCTATCTACACAAAGAGATGACCACTCCGCTACTGACTCTCCTCCCCGACGGGTCCCGTCCGCGAACTGAGACTCTTGAGTTCTTGACGGACGTTTCGATTGCCCTGAATGGCACCGAACGTCGCGTCCCCTTGCGCGCGTTTCCTCGCCGCACGTACACGAGTCAGTTCACGTTTCTTGATGACCAGGCCAGGGCTCAGCGCGACGTCTTGCGCTACGCAGACCGCGTGGTATTCCCGCTGGCGATGCATCAGCTTCCCGCTGAGGCGACCGCCGCGGACGCCGGCGTGGGGGCAGGTTCTGTATATCTTTCGCGCCGCAAGAATGGCACGTACGTATTGGTGAGCGCACCGCGTTACGAGTGGCCGCTCTCTGCTGCAATCTATCCTTGCACTGAGGGGCGTATCGCCCCCTCGCGAACCATCACGCATCACAGCGCCGGTGTCTCATCTGCTGTGATGTCGTTCACTGTCGAGGACCTCGACGAAGCTATCGCGCCTTGGGGAGGCGAGGTCGCTCTTGACGGTAAGCCCGTGTGGCCAGTCCGCGCTGATTGGTCTACAGAAGCTAGCGAGCGCGTTGATGACTTCTTCGACAGTGCGGACTTCGGGCACAGGACGCTGCGCGAGGTGCGCTACTCGAAACGCGTCATCTCTGTCTCTTTGTTGCTCATCGGGCGGCCAGCGATTTTGGACTTCCGGCGTCTGGTCTTCACTCTGCGGGGCCGATGCAAACCCTTCAGATACACGTTCGAACCTGACGGCTTCGAGCGTGTCTGGCGCTTGAACACCGACTCCGTGTCTATCGACTATCTGCGTCCATCGTTAGCACGCGTCGAACTTGAATTCCTGGAGATTGAAGAATGAAGTACCTATACATCGTCGACGTTCTCCCCGTCGACGCGCTTCTCTCTAATGTTTTAGCAGACGTGGCAAGCTACGAAGAGCAGCGCCGCGTCTACTTGATGACGAACTTCGAGCGCCCGATTCGGTTCGACGCGCCCAGGGACTACTGGTCTTCGTTCTTGTCTGCCCCGCAGTCTGGTACCGTTGAGGGCACTGACCATCAGTTCGACCCAGTCCCGGGCATCTCGCATAGCGGCGTACAACTGAACGAAGAACAGAGCAGCGGCGACTTATCGCTCACGCTGCCCATTGACCACCCCGTCGCTCAGTTGTTCGCATATGAAGCCCCGGCGGCTCAGGTGTGGTTGACCGTTCTCGCGCTTGACGATGCAGACCCTGCACCAGTGGTGCAGTGGACTGGGCGTGTCCACAGCGCTGAGTACAGCGCCCCGACGGCGACGCTGAAATGCTCACATCTGTCGACTGTACTGCGCCGCCCGGGGCTGACACGCAAGCATCCGAGGTCATGTGGGCACACGCTTTACAGCCCGCCACCGGGGTGCGGCGTCAATCGCCATGCGATAGCTGGCTCGTACTTTGCGTTTAGAGAGGACGGATTCTTAGCAGAAGTATTGAATGGCGGTTTGACGCTGCGCGTTCCCGAAGCCGCTAATCGAGGGAATGGATTTTTTAACGAAGGCTTCATCGCTATCGACCCGGACTACAAGCTATTGTGGGTTCACCAGCCCCGCGCGGGCACGTTTATCGGGACTGCTCCTGCGCGCTATGCGGGTCTATTGGGCGGGTATCGACGTCACATAACGTCGCACACCGGTCAGCTTCTGCACATCTCTGCGCCACTACTTACACCCGTTGAGCCCGGCACTAAGGTGACGGTCTTTGCCGGCTGCAATCTGACAGCCTCGACGTGCAAGTCGAAGTTCAACAACTTCGCGAATTTCGGGGGCTACCCATACATACCTATCAAGAACGTCTTCGAGAGCGGCCTAAAGGGCTGACATAAGCAATGCTGTCGTTCGTCGTCTTCCTTATCGCAAACATCGCGCTGCAGCTGCTAGCGCCAAAGCCTGACATACCGAAGCCCAAGCGCTATGGTCTGAACGAGTTCTCGCTGCCCACGGCGACAGAAGACCGTTCGCTGCCCATGATTTTTGGGACCGTCCCAGTGGCTGGAAACCTCATTTGGGTTGGTGACTACTACGCGAATGAAGTCTCTGAAGAAGTTAGCACAGGCTGGTTCAGCAGTGCTGAGCGCACACTAGGCTACAAGTATCACATCGGTATGTGGTTGACACTCGCGAACTGCCCGTGTGACTCTGTCCAGGGGGTGCTCTGGGGCGACCGGACCGCGTGGAAGGGTACGCTGACACTCTCGCGGACTACGACCACTGACTTGATGCTGAACTACTCCTACGCCGCATCCGAGGGCCAGGAGATTGAGGATGGCATCGCTGGGGTGCTGCGCTTTTACAACCAGTCGCGAAACGACTATCAGACGGGAAACCCGGCACCGTTGCCCAATCCGTACGTTGCGGGGCAGCTTGGCGTGTCAGAAGTCCCCAGCTACCCGGACATCTGTCACGTTGTGCTCCTCGGCCCATCTTCCGGCTACCTAGACGGCGGCCCAGGCGGCGGCTTGCTGAACAAATTCTACGAGCGCACGCACAAGCGCTCTGGATTCGTCGGGTCGTCGCCGCACATTCCAGCACTGCAAGTCATCCTGAAGCGCTTGCCCGACGTCAAGACGATTCTGCACACCTTTCACGGGAACTTGTTCAACAGCGCATCCCGCGGGTATGCGTACCCCCTGACCGGCCCCTTCGACGGTAGTGGCACGCTCGAGTCCTACATCAACAGCTTCATAGACAGCGTCGCTGACATCGGCGGCGACGCGAACCCCGCGTTCGTCATCGCAGAGTTGCTATGCGCACGCTCGCAGTACGTTGGTCCACGCCTGTCGCCCTTCGCCCTTGATTGGGGCTCTTTCATGCGTGCTGCTGAGAAGCTTAAGAGCGAAGGCATGGGTGTGTCCTTCGCGTGGGAAAAGTCTCGCAGTGTCGGCGACGTCATCAGCGACGTCTGCAAGCAAATCAATGCTACGCTGCACATTCACGAGCGTCTCGGCGTGCTGTCGCTGCGTCTCATTCGCGAGAGCGACGAGTCTGTGTACACGTTCGATAGCAGCAACATCGTCAACTTCGCGAGCGCTACGCGCACTACGACGAACGAAGCGCCTAACGAGATTCAAGTTCCGTACTCGGACCGCGCGATGCAGTTCGACACCCGCCGTGCGGTGGCGAAGAACACGGCGCTTGTGCAGCAGGTCGGGACAGTCATCTCGCGCGAAGAGGAGTTCATCGGTGTCTCGAACTCTCGAGTCGCTTCGCTGCTTGCAACTCGCACGCTGCGTAGTCTCGCTGCGAGTTTGATGCAAGTTCGATTCACTGCGACGGTGCCAGCGGGTACGATTCTGAAGCCCGGGGACGTTGTGACCGTCGCTCATGAGCGGCTTGGCCAGGCACTGCGTATGCGCATCACGACTGCGCGCTGGAACGACTACAACAATCGCCAGCAAGTGGAGTTTGAGGCTATCGAAGACGTGTTCCGCGACGGCTCTATCGAGTACGAAGACACGCCCGAGGTGCCTGCTGAGCCTGCGCCCTCAGTCACCGAGCCGGTGACCTCACCCGTACTTGTTGCCGCGCCGTACGCGCTGTCGCTTGATGAGTACGAGCGTCCGTTGTACTACGCTGAAGCGACGTCTCCAGCCGCGCGTCAGTACCGCCTCTCAGTCGCGCAGGGTGTTAGCGTGTGGGCGTACGAGCGTGCTACGTATGCAAGTGAGTATGCTGCGCCCGCAGTCTCGGGTACGCTTGATGCGGTGCTTTCATCGTACCTTACGGGCACTTCTGCGAAGCTGAACCTGACTAACGGTGCGCGTGATGCGCTTCTCGCGCTGGGGCTTCGCGGGGAAGTCCTGGCCATCGTCGATGGGGAGTGGCTGGCTGCCTCGGGCTTCAGTCTGAGTGGCAATCTGCTGACGATTTCGACGTTGAAACGCGGTCTGTTTGACACTGTTCCGCAGCGTCATGAGGCTGGCACGAAGGTGACGCTTCTCCTTGGCTATGCGGTCGGCCAGGTGCGCATGCAGACCCGTCTGTCAACGTCGGGGCCGACGCTTCCCGGTGTTACTTCTGTCGCCGTGCGCGCAGACACGAGAGGCCCAGGTGGCACTGTCTGGGCATTCGATGAAGCCGCGGGAGACACTGAAGCAACGCTTGCTGCGCAGACGTACAACCCGTCTCGATGCGTGCTGCCGCTGCCGCCTGCGTACGTCACGATTTCAAGCAGGTTCGGCTGTACCAGCCCGCTCGACAACACGCTCGAGATTTCTCGAAGCACGTCAGCTTTGCTTGCCTGGCGCAACCGGAATCGCCTAAGCGCCCTTCGTGAGTCAGCGTTTAGCGCGATGAACGACCCAGAACCCAGTGCGTATGTGGAGTACGTCGTGGACTGGGAAACTACCGGCGGCTCAGGTGTGTTCACGAGCAATAGCTTCGTGTCAGCCGCTGCGGGTGCGTCCCAAGCAACCATCAATACCAGCACCATCCCGACAGGGGCACGCCTCGTGCGTGTGAGCGTTCGTTCAGCGCGACCGTCAGGTAGCGGCACCGTCCGCAGCGCTACGTATCAGTACTTCTGGCGCCTGACTTCGTAGCACCAGGTCTCTAGACAGGGGAGCAACTCTATGAGGGCTCCCCCGATGCTTCTACTGAACTCTCGCAAGATTGAACACCTGCACCCCGACTTGCAGCCGTTGTGCCGCCTGCTTCTTGAGCGCTGCGCCGCAGCGGGCTATGACGTCTTCTTGACTCAGACGTTCCGCTCGACTGAGTACCAGAACATGCTCTACGCGCAGGGTCGCACCCAAGCCCAACTGAACGCTGCGGGACTCGGCCACGTGATGGCGGAGCCCTCAAAGCCTAGGGTAACGAACGCGCGCGGCGGCTCATCGGAGCACAACGCGACGCTGAACGGCATCCCTGCGTCACGCGCTTTCGACATTGCTTTCATGCGTGATGGAAAGGCCTCATGGGCTGACTCTGAGCCTTGGGACAAAGTCGGCGCCATCGGCCGCAGCCTCGGTCTCGAATGGGGCGGGGACTGGAAAACGTTCAAAGACCGCCCACACTTTCAGCTGCCCAAGAGCCGCTGA